CCTAAACTAGCTGAAAAGTACGGAAAAGATGTTGCAGAAATGCAAGGGTCAGGTAAAACAAAAGATGTTATTACCGCACAGATGAATGGCATGCTAATAGCTAAACTATTAGGTTTAAAACATATGAATAAACCTAATATGCGACTAAAAGTTAATAAACAATTACTTGCACAAGCTAAAAAAGCAAAAGTAAAGAAAAGAAGAAAAACAGGAACATTTGGAGCAGGGTTAGCAAGATCAGTAGCACTATCCAGCAAAGGAGGAAAAGCCTCTAAAGGTACTGCCAAAAAGGTTAATGCTACAAAAGGAAAAAGTATTACAAGAGCAAAAACAGCACAAAGTCCAATAGCTTTAAGAAATTTGCTAAATGAAATGCTTCCACAAATGGTAGCCAGTAAAATGACATCACCAGCGCTACGATTTAGAACTGGTAGATTTGCAAACTCAGCCAGAGTTGAGAATGTAAATGTAGGGCCAAGAGGGGGTATTGATGTAGATTATACTTACATGAGAGACCCTTATGAAACTTTTGAACCGGGCGGAAAACAGGGGAGCACTCAAAGAGACCCTCGAAAGATAATAGGAGCAAGTATTAGAGAACTTGCAATGGGAATACTAGGAAGACAACCTACTACAATTAGGAGACAATAATGGACGCAACTACAGCTAGAGCACACTCAACGCGTAGACGAGCCATAGTTGGAGCGATTGCGAGTAAGTTGTACGAAAGTTTGAATGGAAGCGCACCCTTTAGAAGCTCCGTTCAAAGTGTAGAACCAAGACTTAGATTCTGGGACGAAGTCGGAGACTTCCCCGCAATTCAAGTCGGAGCAGGGCAGGAAACACGCGAATACGAAGGTGGCGGTTTCCGATTTAGATTTTTACGAATAACTATAAGATGTTATGTGAACGACAATGATGATGTCATATTAGCACTAGAAGAGTTATTAGAAGATGTTGAAACTGTACTCGAGGATAATGATCCGTTGACGTATACAGATTCAACAGGATTGTCTCAATCAACAGCTAAGACTACAATCTTATCAGTTGATACAGACGAAGGTGTTTTGGAGCCTCTCGGTGTCGGTGAAGTCATCGTAGAGATTCAATACTAGGAAAAGTTAAAGCTGAATAAACGTTTAGCTATACTCTTCCAAAGAATATAGGAGAAAAATAATGGCATTTCATTTTAGTAGAGATACCAAAGTATTCATGAAGTTTCACGCTAGTGCCTCAGGTACAGACGACGCACTTTATGAAATACCAGTACTAGACGGGTACTCCTTTAGTCAGGCTACTAATAGTTCAGAGATTACTCTGAGCGAAGCAGCAGACTCAGCAGGTAACAGTAAAAGAGGTAGAGCAATGTTCAACGATTCTTTTGCACCAGCAGAATGGAGTTTCAGTACTTATATGAGACCGACTACATCTGGTTCCGGTGACGTTTGGGCAACCAATCAACACGCAGGAAACGCAAAGAAATTTGCAGTAGAAGGACCTCTATGGGCAGCAATGTCCGCAACAACCTATCATTTAGGTGTAGGCGGAACAGGAGCACCAACAGCAGCATCATTTGAGCCGAATGTTTTTAACTTTCAAAACTCAAATAAGGTGGCACTAGGTGTTTTTGACTTGTATTTTGTACTAGGAGCAGCAAAAGATACTGCAACTGGTCTTTATACGACTGGAACCGAAGGCGTAACAGTTTATAAAATTTCTGATTGTTCAGTAGGCTCAGCATCTGTAGACTTCGATATCGAAGGACTAGCACAGGTAGCTTGGTCAGGACAAGGAAAGAAAATTAAGGAAGTTACTCAACTTAAAACAACTGCGGGATTAACATCTCCAGCTGTTACAGGAGAAGAGACAACTACCAAAGGTTTAGTTAGTGAAGGAATAACAAGTACTTCAAACTACATTAGACAAAAGCTTACATCATTAGCAATTGCTTTTGATGCAAGTGATTCATCAGGTGGCGGAACTACCTCTGATGGAGAAAATCAACTTGGTGCTGATAAGACATATAGTGTTGTCTTAACAGGTGGTAATATTACGATTGAAAACAATCTAACTTACCTAACACCAGAAACCTTAGGGTCTGTTAATCAGCCTCTAGGACATGTGATGGGAACTAGATCAGTTTCAGGTAACTTTACCTGCTATCTAAACAACGTTGCTGACGGCTCAATGGATCTTTTAGAAGATTTACACGAAGCTGACACAATGATTGGCAATAGTTTCGATATGACATTTAGCATTGGTGGCGCAAGCGCACCGAAAGTAGCTATAGCATTACCAAATTGTCATCTAGAATTACCGACTCATTCAATTGAAGACGTAATTAGTGTAGATGTTAATTTCCATGCTTTACCAGCTGATCTTTCGAGTGCAAGTGCAGCTTCAGGTGCAAATGAAATGACCGTAACTTATACATCATAACTTAACTTATGGCGGGCAGTAACCCTGCTCGCCTTTTTATGGATTATAAAAAAC